GGTCGTTTAGTAAGAGTCTCTCTCTTCTCTCTCTCTGCTCTCTCTCTGCTCTGCTCTATAGCGTGACCAAACCGTGACACAGGGTCTTTTTGAGCACGAGCGCGCTGTTGACGTTGAGCCGACGTCGCGTCGACCTGCCATCGAGACCAGTTCGAGACTGCCACGACACCGCCTCCAGACACGTCCAGCAAGCCCTCGGCAATGAGTCGAGGCACTGCCCGACCAAGCCTCGGCCCGATGATTGCGGCGAGGTGTGTCCGGTCGCGGAACTCGCCTCCCTTCCGCATCTCCTTCGCCACTTCAAGGATGGTGATAAACGCTCGGAACTGCGTGTCAGTCAAGCTGGCGATCACCGCATCTCGGTGCGCTCCTGCTGACCACTTGATCCATAGACTCATTTCGTCCTCCTCTCAGCCGTTAGAACGGCAACTCTTCAAGCGAATCCTCTGGCACGAGCTTCGGTCCTGAATCCGCAGACTTCTTGGCGTTCAGGAACTTGGCACTCGGCTTCTCTCGGCAATACGAGCCGTCAGGTGCCTTGTGGCTCGCAGCCCAAAACGCTTCGTAAGCCTTGCCGCTGACCTTGCTGATGCCTGCTGGCTTGAGCGTCCAAGACTCGCCGTGCGAGCAGCGGTCATCGTCCACGCCCGCCGCAAACAGGATCGCCGCCTTCGCCGCGATGATGTCGTCGTCAGATGCCCTCGTAGAATCAACGGAGACCCCTGTAGGAGCCACGGAGCGGGGCGCAACCCCGCGAGGTGGTACTTGGACACCCTTGTCGGGTGAATAGAGGCTCCTGCCCACCCCAACCTGAGCGGCGCACCTGCGGAGCGCGTCAGAAGCTGCGGACTTGAGCGGCTCGTCATCCTGAGCAGAGTTCGGGTAGCCGAAGTCCTGCCGGATCGTCGTCTTTCCCTCGACCACCAATGCCAGCGAGCCGTGAACGACGCCACGGATCGGGTCGGCCACCTTGACCTCAAACTGCCAGCCCTCAATGCCAAGCACGTCATCCAGCCGCTGAGCGACTGCACGAGCGTCTGCGTAGGTGAAGGTCATCCCAGCGCGCCCAGGACGATGCTTCAAATCCTTCTCCTCGAATGGTGCTGCTAGTGCTGCTGCGATCTTGCTCACGATCCCTCCTCTGTTCTAAACCTGAACACTCGTGCGCCTGCTTTCTCTTGGGTGAGGCGCTTGACCGCTTCGGCGTAGGTGTCTGGCGCAACTGCCTGCAGAGTCTCTGCAACTTTCTCCCAGTCCGTCTTGACCGACGCCTTGTTCTGCTTCCAGGTGGCTGACCACCCTTGACCAACGATGCCGACCTTCTCGCCGATGGACTCCTTGAGACCGATGGCGAGATTCTGAAGTTCTTGGTCCAGCAACTTTGACTCGTATTGCTTCTCGGCGTAAAGCCCAGCCAGCCGGTCAAGCGAGGTGTCAGCCTGCGCGTAGTCCTCGCTGGTCTGCGGCACCACCTGCGCCAGCGCGTCGCTGTCCTCGCCCTGCAAGGTCGGTGGCGTCTGGGTTGCAAGTGCGTTGCGGAACTCCACTGCCTTCGCGTAGAGCTGCGTCTGATAGTTCACGTCAGCCTCAACCCGCTCGATGCGGAAGACGAGACCGCCGAGCAGGACCGCGATGTCGCACCACGGCGCAGCCGTCACGAACATCTGCCACTGCACCTGCGCCACCACCTCTGGCGGGACTGGGTGCAGGCTCCAGCGCGGTGAGGTGCTGGTCTTGATTTCCACCAAGCCCTCCTCGCCGACGATGGTGCGGTCAAGTGACGCCATTGCCCACGGCATCTCCTTCAGCCGGACAATGCCGTTGCTGCGGCGCAACTCGCGGCCAGTCTCCATCTCGTAGAACTCAGCCACTGCGTTCTCCAGCAGGATGCCGCGAACGGCTGCAGGTCCCACTGGGTCTGGCGTGTATTTGCCCAACTTCTCAGCCCAGAGTTGATACGGCGTCTTGTATGGATTCAGCCCCGCGATGACCGAGACGTCGGTCGCCGTGATGCCGTCAGCCCGAAGTGCAAACCACTCAGGACTGCGCTGCTCTGCCTTGACGAACTCGTATTGCTTGCTCACTTGCCCTCCTCTCGCCATCGGCGATCTACTTCTACGATCCTCCTGCCAATCCACTCAGCAACTGGAGCCACTACGCCGTTGCCGCAGCATCGGTAGCGGTGTGAGTCCAGCCCAACTGGGAGCAGATCATCCTCATCTTGCGTGCCATCTACAATGGCAAGATTCTCGCTGCCCCCACCGATGTCTCCCCCTGCTGCGCGTAGTGATGCCGCTGAGTCGTCATCAACGTATTGGGCAAATGATCCGATCCTGACGCCTTTCGCTGCCACGCCTTGCTGATTGTCCAGCCGTCGGGCCAGCCCATCAGCCGCTCGCACTCCGTCGGAGTCAGGCGCCTGACTGACGATGAGCGGCTCGTCAATGGTGCTATTGACTCCTTTGCTGAAGCGTCTGGTGATTGCGCCAGCGATTCCAGAGCCGTCTGAAGCGCCGCTGGCAACACCTTCCCTCTGCGGTTGGCGCGGCGAAGGATGCCGCTGGCAGCCCTCGCACTCAAGGAGAACCTCACCGGCGCGGTCGGATTCAAGACTTGCGACAAGGAACACTCTACGGCGTCGCTGGGCGACTCCGAAGTAGCGAGCGTCCAGAGTTCGCCACGATACGCCATACCCGAGTTGCTCCATTTCATAGAGAAGCCGTCCGAAGTCAGCCCCCTTGTTGGAACTGAAGAGGCCAGGGACGTTCTCCAGCACAAGCCACCGAGGGCGGCGCTGCTCCACAGCGTCGAGGAAGGTGAAGGCAAGGCTGCTTCGCTTGCCTGCGAATCCAGCTCGCTTGCCAGCGACGCTGAGGTCTTGGCAGGGGAATCCGCCTGACCAGATGTCTGCTTCTGGGATGTCATTCGCGTCCACCTCCGTGATGCTTCCCAGATTCGGAGCGTCTGGGAATCGCTCTGCCAACACCGCGTTGGCGTATGGGTCAATCTCGCTGACGCTGACCGTCTCAATGCCAGCACGCTCAAAGCCGAGGTCAAGACCGCCCACGCCGCTAAAGAATGACGCGTGCCTCACTTGCCCTCCTTCTTTGCGCGATCTTTCTTTGCCCAGCCCTTGCCGGTGAAGACCACGGCGGGTGGCGTGTAAACCATCCGCATCCAGCGGCCGCACTTCTCGCAGCGCGGGTTGTAGACGTTCTGGATTGAGTGCGTGTGTTCCTCCCGATGCCCGCAGTCGCCGCAGCGGTACTCGTACACTGGCATTAGCCAAGCACCGCGAAAAGGAACACCACGAACGCAAAGCCCCAGATGCCGATGGCGAGGTCCATCAAGCCCTGTGCGCGCCTACGCTCGTCCGCAAGGATGTCGGTCTTGATTGCCACTCGCTTGTAGACCAGTGGCTGCGTCTTTCGGTTCAGTCTCATCGCATTGACCCCAGCGCCAACATCAGCACCATTGCTGCGATGAACGATGCGACTGCGAGTGAGTCCAAGATCATTGCCTTCACTTTGCTGCCTCCTTCACTTCGTATGACGCCGCAATCTCAGCCCACGTTGCAATCACTGGCAACTGCGATGGGCGCGGCTCTTTCTTTGGACGAACGCCCAACTCAAAGATGAGCGATGGAAGTTCGGTTGAGGTAGGGTCGCCGACTACGAAGACGGCGTGACCCTTGCGCTCGCTGCGATTGACCCAGCCGTGTGTCTGGCTCATCACTTTCCGCTCGCTTCCAAGACCGCCTCAACGAAGAACTCGTCGGCGAGAAACTCAAACTCCGTACCCTTGAATGCAGTCTGCGCGCACTCAATGAAGAGTCGCTCTGCGTCGCGGTTGTCGTTGAGGAATCGCGCAGCGGCTCCGTCGCCGATACCCTGACACTCAACCCATCCAACCTTCTTGCTGTTCAGGTAGAGGTCTGCCTCGTATGCAACGCCACGGCGGTGTGACAGTGAGCGGTAGTTCTTGACCGACCAGCCGACTGACTTTGCAATCGCTGCTGCCTCGGTCGTTGCCTTTGTTGCCTCTGCTAGTCCGTTCATCGTTTCCTCCTCGTATCGGCCCTGCCGTCTGGCTGGGTTCCTCCCGATGTCACGATGGTAGAGCGTGACGTCACGGCTTGTCAACACCCTATTTTGAGCACGAAGTTGGGGTGGTCCTCCCCTGGCTGGAG